CCTCGGCCTCGTCGACGGCCTTCGCGCTGGCGATCATGGTCTTATGTATCATGCAGTCCCCTCCGGCTTGAAGCCTCGCGGCATTGGAGTCCAGTTCAGAGTCCCGTTCGGGTGGTCGTCGACGAGAGCCGCATCGTCTAGGGTGTAAATCCTACCGTGCCGCTCCGCGCATGTCCGACCGTCGCCGGGATCGACGAATGTATCGTCAGGGTCACCATCCACATCGTCAGCCCGCACGTATCCGAAGCCTTGCTCCTCGTAGAAGCCGACTGTCGTCTGGTTCTGGGTTCGCATCACTTCGGTTCGGGCGATCAGGCGAGACCGATTCTCCGTCTCCGTGAGGGCCGACCGGATGCCGGGAAATTTATCGTCCGGCACCCCACGCGCCACTTGCTCGATGGAGTAGCCACGCTCTAACCCGACTTGGATAATCTTGCTGATCGCCTTATCGGTAGTTCTGTGGATCATAGCGGCCCGTGTAGAAGCCTGGGTCAGTATCCGGCTAACCGTCGGTAGCTTATCCGACCAGTCGAGTGTACCGGCGACGCCGACATCATTGACCGCGCCAAATGTCTTCTTGGAGACCTTGCGATACGCGGCCTCCAGTATCCGTGAGAGGTTGCCTGTCTCGATGGGTGGCAGCATATCCGAAGTGGCGAACGGATAGTCCTTAGTCTCGGCGGTCTGACGTTCCATGTGACGCCCCAGAACGCCGTCAGCGCGGTTTCGGACGCCTCGGAAGTGTCTTAGTACCTTGGCCGCTAATCCGTCCGTCTCCTCCTCCCGCTCCTCGATCAACCGGCGACGCAATATCATGCCGCGAGGGGCGACCCTCGGAGCCTTGATCTGGGCGAGGGCCGGATGGGCTTGTTCTATCGGCTCGGCATCGACCGCGACCGGTGCAGCTTCCTGTCCCTCGGCGACCTCAAAGATCGACGACGGGATGCGCCGGAGCGCACCGTCAGAGACCGCATCGAACCCCAGAGCCTCCCGCGTCTCGTTCAATGTGAGGATGCCGCCCGCGAACAGGGCCGTCAGTCGGGTGGTCGTCGCCGCCTGATCGTCTAGGACTGACCTCATCGCGGCCCAGTCGACCGTGAGGGTCTCGTTCGTACCGTACTCGTCAAACAGGTTCCGGTTGAAATACCTTAGAATCCTCGCGACCATCGGCTCCAGGGTCTCGCTATGGAACGCCAGACGGGCTTCCCGGTAGTTGGAGAAGGTCGACCGCTGGAGTCCGACGTTGGCCCCGACTAGTATGGGCGGGACACCGAACACCGCGCAGATTCGGGACTCGGTCAGGTTGTGCAGACCGGACAGTTCCATGTCCTTCGGGGAGTTCGACATCGGCTGGTACTCGGCGTCGTCGTCGAGGATGGCGATCCGGTGGAAGTTGTTGACCGCGCCGAACTGAGACCGCCACCGCGCCCTGATCGTCGACGCCTCCTCCTGGGAGGTTAGCCGCCGCTTCACCTTGAGGAGACCAGACGGGACGCCCGCGTTCTGGAAGTAAACCTTTGCGAAATCGGTCATGTTGAGGTCGAGGTTAACGGTTCGGGCCGCGACCTGTAGGGGAGACAGCCCGTAGATATCCCCGCCGGGATTCGGCAGGGCGAGGTGGCACATGTCCCGCGCCTCGACCCCATACTCCTTGCCGCCGACCGTGTAGACATAGCTCTCGGCACCATAGTCCCCGGCCACTATTGAAACCCGGTCGGGGCGGAGGAGATACAGGGCTGATACCTGATCACTCCGCGCCCGTTCCTTGATCGCGTAGGCGTTACCCGCCACCATTAGGAACGTGACCAGCCGCTCAATGAACGAATACCAGTCGCTGTATGGGTTGGGCTTGCTGGTCAGGTCGTAGAGTAGACCGGTCTCGACCTCGACAGAGCCGCCGTCTTGGGAGGGAGCCTGGACGTAGTAGCGGGGCGATGCCGCAGAGGTCGCTAACTCGCGGATGCAGGCGTGAACGATCTCGTTTTTAGCGTAGCCCTCGGCAGCAAAGTTCTCATAGTTGACGTCAGGGTAACTAGCCTGACCGACGTCGAGGTTGAGCGGGACTGTAGTGGATAACTCTTGCTGCTTACGGAGGAGAGTATCCCAGAACGCCAATAGTGACCTCCTCCGGCGTTCGGGCGGGCTGCGCCACGGACACAATGCCGGATTAGGCCACTACCTCGGACGATAACACGACCGGAGAGATCGCGTCAATCGGCCTCGTTGCGGGTCTTGCACCGGGAGCAGACGATCACCGTACCGGTCGCGGCCTTCTCCGCGAGAAGCTTACCGCAGCCCTGGCAGCGGAGTTCCTTGCACTCAGCTACCATACTCCGAATCCTGCCTTAGCATAGCCGCTGTAGATCGCCATCGCCAAGGCATCAGCCTCGTCTGGAGACTTAGACATTTTCATCTTGTTCTCCAGTGCGATCTTCCTATCAGACTGAATCGTATAGCCCCGGCTGCTCATCTGCCCTATCAGAGCGTCGTCGTTGGGAACACGACCACCGGCAATGACCCATTCGCGCATGACCCACCACGCCTCGGCTATCTTGTTGGAAAACCGGTCCGAGGCTTGGGCCGTCTCGCCACCCTTAAAGGCTATGACATTTGTCCCGTTCAAGCCCACCTCTCTCAACCGGTCAGTGACACCACCGCCAAGGCCGGTGTCATCAACAACCACATTGTCGACCTTGTTGTCTTCGCAGTACCGACCGAGCCAGCCAGCTATAGACATGAGGTCTTTACCTTGAACCTTCCAAATAATCTCAGCGTGGTTCCCCTGGCACAAGGCCACAACTGTTTTATCTCGACCAAAACGAGCAACGTCACAAGCTATAGTAATCTCGCCTTCTGGTACGACTTCCCTGTTCATAGACTCCCGTATGAACGAGAGCGGAATGATAACGTCTTCCAGGTCGTCAGGAAACTCGGCCAGAATCGAGCCGCGATACATGGGTGAGTCCTCGCCCCACTCTTCCTTCCTGTCCGAGATGTCTTGAAGCGTTACCATTCCCTTGACTACTTCTCGTCCCTCTACGATATTTGGCGTATCATCGGCTGATATAGTAATCGTCTTGTACAAATCCCGCTTACCGTGATGACTATCATAGAACTCGCCCGAAGTCGAGAACGCATTGCCAGTCATGAGAGTGCATTTAGGGTTCAGACGGTGAAGTGCATCAATGTCACGTTGCGGTAGCCCGTGAGCCTCGGTAATAACCACTAGCAAATTGGGCGAATGAAATCCTTGAAGGTTATATTCATCGGACGTAGAAAAGCCTATCGCGAAATGCTGTGGATCAGGTTCTAATGTATCAATCTTTCGCCCTTGAAAACGAGGCGTTTGGTACATATGCCCACCAAGCGAAATCCTAGCATTATAGTAAGCAGCCCTAACCTCATTCCAAACTATATCGTCTACTTGCCTATGAGTCGGTCCGGTAACAACTACTTTAGCTGGATAATGTACCGACATCCACCAGAGTACGATGCGCCCCGCAGTCCAGTCCTTACCCGATGAGTTGCACCCCACGACAGAGACTCGGCGGTGAGAGATCACCGCCTCCATCATCTCGATCTGCTTATCGTAAGGGCTAGCCCCTAGAACTTCCCGAAGGTAACGTTCGGGAGACTGAATCGCCTTCCAAACTGTTCTCTGTGCCGCTGTGACCATCTTCTCTTTCAACCATAAGTTGGGCTAACTCTGTAATACTAACTTCCAGAGGGCCACCATCTGCACCTACTACCTCTGTCCTTCGGCTCCAACGAGTAGGAAAGGATCGTTCCAGAAATGTCATCGCCGCTTGCCAGTTGTCGGTCATTGCCATTCTCACGATGGCAACCGCCGTCGCTTCAGCTTCAGCACGGGCCACTTTCACAGCAGCGGCGAAGTCGGAATACAGTTCTGTCTTTGACCGATGAGGGTCACGGCCCTCGCCTCTTGCTACCCACTCATGAAGGGTATTCTCGCCAACACCGGCATAAGCTGCTGCGACCTCCAGGTAGTTGCCAGCACGAACAGCATCAACGATCTTCTGTTGAACCTCTTTCGTCAGCTTTGTCCTGCGACCCCTCTTCACTGTCTGCCTCCTCAATCATTCGCTCGATGATAAGCGCAATGGCAATCGCCGCGTTTCGGACGTCCTTCAGACGGGCGAATTTCACCACGGCCTTCATAAACGGATCAAACTGCTGTTCCATCCCGACCACAACCATGTCCGAGGGAGGGATTGTGTCGATGAGTGCCTGGAGATTCTTGAACTGATGTGGCAAGAACGAGAACGATACCACCTTCCAGTCCATATCCAGATGAGGAGTCAGCAGCGCATCCATAGCCACGTTCGCTTGCTGAATCATGTCCTCGGCCAACCCCGACTGTAGGATGTCGTCTGGAGTCTCCAGCATAGCGAAGAGTTTTGACAGGGTATCCGCATCGTCAAAACCGGATAATTTGTTATGGGCGAGTTGCTTGGCGACGATCTCAGATCGAGAGATTCCGGACTCGTCCACTAAGACCGTGCAGTCTTTAAGGCCAGCCTCCCTAGCCGCTCGTACCCGGTGGTGACCGCTGACAATCTCGATACGGCCATTCTCCCTGACGCAGTACGGTACGCTTTCAAGATGGCCCCGTTTCTTAATGTTGTTGACTAACTGGTTGTACTCTGCCGTTGGCATGAGACGAGCGTTCACGTCCTGCTCACGGAGAGAATCCAGCGGAACGAGATAGAGACTAAGGCCACCGCCCAAGTTTCTTATCAGGTCATAGCTGGCTTCTGCTACGGCAGTGCCGTTTGCAGTAGTCTTCTTTCTCGCTTTGCCTGCCATCGCCCCTCTTCCTTTAGCCAGACCTCAAAGACAGAAGCCCAATTCAAATCCGATACCGGTGCCTGATAGATCAGCCGGTAGCCGTGTTGGGGGTCTTTCTTCCGCTCGGTGAGTTTCATGATGCCACGCTGCTCTTTACTCTCAGGGTGCTTGCTGAGTTGGGCTGTCCTAACAATGTTACAGCGATACATCTGGAGATGCGTGAGTATCATCGACAACGTCTGCCGACAGAGAGCCAGACGGCCTATGAGCCGTCCGAACCTAAAACGCTTTTGCGGAACTGCCATCCCGAACTGGAGCAATACCCCGTCCGAGTCCTTCCCGCCTGGAGTTCCCTTGCTAGTGAGATAGCCGGGGTCATAACCAAACACGCCGACCAAGTAACCATCTAGTAGAAGGGCAACGCTCCGCACGGCGTTGCCCCCCACGAAATTATGAGTCCATAGCGACCTGTAGTAATTAGCAATCCCTTGCGTGATATTGACAACAGCCAACGTGGATTCTGAAGTGACAGGGTGATCCTCTGGCAGAACCGACCACGGAGCCTTCTCCATCTCAAACCCCTTCCACGACTCCACCATCATCCCACCGGCGTAGCCCTGGAACTCCTCCGGACGGTTAGACACAATGTAGTAGTTAATGCTACGGGCTACACCGGTATCGCTCGGAGCCTTCCGACCACTACCGCGAGCAACAAAAGCCCCCTTGACAACATGCCCACCCTGATTCTCCTCGTAGATAGCCAGCAGAGCCTTTGAGCGGCTCATATACCCATCCAGCTTTTCATAGCCAGCCACGGGATCAAATACAGCGTATGAC